TATCACTAAGCACCATATCTAGTGGTAACACCTAGAGTTAACCCAATGTCTCACATAAGGATTGACTTCACGTAAACCATAAGTTACCATAAGGGGCCGACTCTTTGGGTGAACTGAAGGAGGCCATAGGGGGGAAACACTTTGTATGAACTATGAGATACCCTCTCAGATTTTTCTGTAGGATTCTTAAAGGGGGTACATCAAGTCTCATAAGGTTAACCACAGAGGCTCTATCATAAGGTGAGACCATAAGAGACCCTGTAGACCATAGAGGGTACATAAGGGTTACTCTTACAGTTGACTTCTTACAGTGATTATAGGGAAGATGTATATCGACCATAATCACTAAGAGCGCACTAAGCGCCAATGAGCAGTCTATGGAACACAAGTGAGTAGAGAACAAAGCAGAGTCTCCAGTTCACCGATGTGTTCAGCACTAGATGCGAGACCAATGGAAGCAGCAAGTACAGCGAGAAAATTTGTAGGTCACTCGATGCGTTGCCAGTGTCTTGAGCACGGATAGTAAGCGCATAGAGCGTCCTCCTTGTTATACTTGATGGTTACACTGATAGTGGGGATGTAATTACTATTACTATCATCCCTCACTGTAAGGGTCTCTAAGAGTAGTCACTAAGTATGCACTTTGCATATGCAGTCTATAAGTGTCTTTAAGTTGTCTTAGGGTGCCCTTCCCAATAGTGAGTCGTATTAATTTCTTCATGTATATCAGTAAGTTACTTAATGGTAACGTAGCGGTACTAAGTGCTTACCTATGCACCTTTCCCGCATACTTATCTATATTACCACTCAATGAAGCAGCTAGAGTCTCCATCGTCCTCATAGTAGATGTCCACGCCACCAACATCGTAGCTATGGATAGCATCACCACCAATGGTCTGTTTCTCCATGTGGTGTTCAAGGAACTCAAGAGTCATCTCTTCTTCACCTACACGGCTGTCCACAAGCATCCCTTCACGAAGGAACTCGATACCCAATGCGATAGCATCAATGCGGTCATCATGTGCCACAGCGCCGCGCTCACGAGTCATACGGGTCATCTGATAGAACGCACTATATCGAACATCATGTTTCCCATCAAGGTCACGAGCAGTCTGGTAGTCCTCACGGATAACCTCATCACGAATGACCAGCTTGTGCGCACCCATCAACGGTTCGATAGTATCGCAGATTCTCATCTCCTTCATGCCCTTAGCACGGATTTCCTCTAAGGCACACTTATGGTGCTTCAGGAGAATCGGAGAGAAAATCTTACCGAACATACCGTCACCGAAGTTGGACTCATGGACGACTGTCTGTACCTTCCACTGCTTGGCCTTCTTAGCGAGCTTCTCTAAGGTAGCATCATCGTAGCCACCACGGAACCCTCCGACTTCCATCAGGTAGATGTAACCGTTCAGTGAGTAGAGGACTGCATACCCGGTCTCATCCTTACCGCGACCACTTGGGTCAATGACCAGAATCTTAGACTGATACTCAGCGGTACGAGAAGAGCACGTATGGAACGCATGGATGTCATCACCCTTCAGACCAACGTTAGGGAGTTCCTCATTGCGGTTCTGACGGTTCGGCAACCACTGGTAAGACAATGGGGCACGTTCAGGGTCCACAGCGCACACGATAGCGTCACGGAGTCGTAGCGGGTACTTCTCGGCATCACTAAGGTTCGGGTTGAGCATGAACTGAAGAGTGTAGCCAGCTTTACCATATTCGAGTTCACGTTCACGGAGGTCATCCATGTCGAATCGAACAGGGTCAGTAGGTTGACCACGAAGTAACTCGAAGCCTTCATCGTATTCAGTCTTAAGCATCGGAGCCAAGCGGTCCCCATAGTAGAGAGCCTCAGCATCATTGCGAGGATACTGTGCTGGCCAGATTACTGTGCTGTACCCTTTGTTATCCTCAAGTTCCTTGTAGAGCGTCATCTCAGTTTGAGGTGTGCCAAGGTAGATAACACGAGAGGTAGGCAGCGGCTTAAGTAATGCAGCGAACTCAGTTACCAACGTCCAGAGCTTCTCACGAGCAGAGCTTGTAGAACTGTTGCCGGGAACCTCAACGTCATCTGCGATAATGATGTCAGCACGACTACCAGTCAACTGACCAGTGATACCCACAGACTTCACAGAAGGTGAGTGGTCGGGTTTCGCCAAGCCAACGTCGAAGCTAATCACAGAGTCACGCTGTCCCGGTCGAGGTTTCAACTCAGAGAGGAATGGCAGCAGGTCGATGATGTTCTTGATGAAGATGGAGTTAGCATCAGCACGTTCCTTAGAGGCAGACACGATGAGCACCTTGAGTTGAGGGTCACGCCATAAGACCCACACGACGAACGCACAGGTGATAAAGGACTTGCCGATACCACGGAACGCCTGAAGGATAAACTTCTTGTGGTCGCCATTAGCGAGTGTACGTGCCATATCAATCTGACACTTGGTTGGTTTAGGTAAGTTCAGAGCCTTCCATAAGACGAACAGGAAGGCCACGAAGTCACCCTTAAGTTGCGCCACGATGAGCGCATTCTTGTTTGCTTGAGTAGACATTGTGGCCTCCTATTGTTACTCGGCAGGTTTCTCTAAGGCAGCGATGCGCTTCTCAAGAGCCTTGATAGTGTCGGTCTTGGATACAGCCCCGTCGATGTTACTAGGTTGGAACATAACGGAAGCGCTCTTCCCTTCGCTATCCACGAACTGTGTGCCAAATTCACTATCAGACGCAGAAAGCGTTGCACTAACTAAGGAAGCCATACCACCTTCAGGTTCAGGGTCAGCACCAGTCCACTCTTTGTATACGTCGATTCGAACCATACCGAGTCGCTCAGTGCTTTGCTCATTCAGGAACACCGTCATGAACCCGCTACCCGGTTTAGACTCGACGGAGCCACCCCAAGTGGACATAAGGGTCTCGAACGTAGCATGTTGCTCAGTGGTGCCATCACTCAGTTGGATAACGTATTCAACCTTAGAGTAGCCCTCAACCTTAACCATCTCCGAAGCTGGGATGTCGATACGCCCAACACGAATACCAATATTGTTTAGGTCATACACATCACGACTGTCTGGCGAGCGACCATTGATGGTCCAGAGTGTGCGGGTTCTTGAGTTTGTAGTAGCCATATTATTTCTCCTTCTTAGATTGCATTTCAGTTATTGTATTTTGGAGCGCCTTAATCCACGCATCCCCTCTTTGAGTTACTCCGATAAGACGCTTACTAAACTCTTCGTCAAGTTCGGCTCGACCATCAGCGAGGCATCCACCGTTAGCTTGGAGTTCTCGTGAGGTGGCTGATAGTTTGACGCGCAAGCGCTTACCATCGTTACGCAAATCATTAATGACCCTATCAGTGCTGCCTTCCAGCGCCGCAAGGTCTTCTTGGTATTGTCGTGAGATTTCGTTGATAGCAGCCTGTTTATTCGCAGTCGCCTCAGTTTGCTTGACGTACTCATTGTGCACCTCCTGTTCCCATTTAGTGTTAGCCTTGTCATAGCCGTGGTTGTACGCAAGGGTCATCCCCAAGACAAAAGCCGCAGCGATGGCGTAGCTCTTTAAATTCTTGAGCATAACTACCCTCCTGTATTTTCAGATTTCACGTAGCGTCACCGTGAGTTGTGTTGATAATTCATAAAGACCACTAGATGTAGTGGGCCTTGAGTATTACCATCAGTTAAGCGTGTACTTCTCATCCTCAGTGAGACCATCGGCACCTACCATGTTCTGGTACTCTTCGAGTCCATCTGCCAGTCCACCAAGGATGTTACGGTCTGGCTGTAACTTGGAGACTTGGAACTTATGGCGTTCAAGCAGTTTCCCGATAGCGTTATAAAGTTGAGGTGTGCGCTTCTCGTCATCCTGAAGGTCTTTCAGCATACGTTGAGCCATCTCAGTATCCAGCATCTCAAGGAATTGGATTAATGATTTATCGTTAGACATCTTTGCCCTCCTTCTTCCATTTGATAATCACATCGACTACCTTGGCACCAATTTGAGCCACTGTGTAGGCAATTGCGGCTACATAGAACCACTCGTTAAGGGACAGTCCGAAGAACAGACGGGCAGCGCCATCGGCTACACCTGTCCCTACAATCGGAGCAGCCTTCACTACCTCGTTGTTAAAATCTAAAGACAACATTGTGTCCTCCTTATTGTTGAGACCATCCGTGGTCTATATGTTGTCCATTAGTCGTTACGTACAAGGATACGAGTAGGAACAGAAGCCCTGTCTCCATCGTTACGGAATGTACGCCCATTGTTGGAGATTGTGAAGGTCAACCACCCACCATGTGATGAGATGTAGTAAGCCCCGTTGTCCCCAATCTCAACCGGGTTCCAACGACCTCGTGTTTGAATCCAGATGGTTCTCCAGCGGACATCTTGAGAGAGACCTACGGATACCCCACCACCAGCGGAACCTTTCCACACCTCAGCCCAGCCAGCATTCTTACGAATGTATCGACCGTCAGCTTGCGCTTGAGTTAATCGTCCATTGACTAGGTTGTTAGTCTCAGTCTTATTGTAGGCATGTTCCACTAGTCGTTTGTTCACCCACGCATCAATATACAGGTTGTACTTTTTGATGTACAGGTTCCCATCTGGCGGGATGTTCCACCCGGAGCTAGATGATAGAGTACCATTCGAGTCAAAAGAATATTCCCTGTTAGCTGCCTGACCAAAGTTGAATCGCCAAGCCCCAGCACCGGGGTCTTTGTAGAGATAACCGTCAGTGTAGGAATCGCTTGTTTTCATTTGAATATGCCGACGAGCAGAGTTAATCATCAGCAGGTTCTGTGAGCGAGTCTGTAAAACACCCCTTGCGTCGATTGAACCGTCTGCATTAAAGTTAGTCTTCGTGGTAAGCGAGCCATTAATTTGCAGGTGTGCGTCTTGAGAATCAGCCCCACCAAACTGCAAGTACATCCCATACCCTTTACCATAATTAGACCCAAACTCCAACACATTCCCACGTCCTGTATTGTTGCCCCAAACAAAGATGTCCCAAGCGCGCTCTTTGTGGTCTCTGTTGCGAAGGCGTAGCGTGTTATCATTTAGGAACGCTGTGTTTGGTTGTACCCCAGCATGGATAGAATCCTTAGCAAGCATTGTATTCCCATTCACGCCACCCTTGAAGTTAATATCCTTGCCGTTACTCCCAATGCTCTCAATGGTTCCCGCTAGGTCATTCATATTACCCAACTTGTCGGCCTCAGACTTAGCACGGTCAGCCTCACTCTTAGAGCGGTTTGCCTCAGTGTTGGCTCGGTCAGCATGTCCCTTAGCGGTCTCAACATGTGCAGCAGCCTTGGCAACCTCAGCAGCAGCTTTAGTCACTTCTCCGGCAGCACGATTGGCCTCATCACGAGCACGATTGGCCTCAGAGTTAGAACGGTCAGCTTGCTTCTTGGCCTCAGCGACACTTGCGGTCATACTATCAGCATATCCTTTAGCACGGTTGGCCTCAGAGTTGGAACGGTCAGCTTGCTTCTTGGACTCAACCGCTTGTGCCGTAGAGATACCTGCTTGTTGAGTTGCACGGTCAGCTTCACGTTGAGCACGGTTAGCCTCATCACGAGAACGATTAGCCTCTCGATTAGAACGGTCGGCGTGTTCGTTTGCCTTAGTAACAGCATTCCACGCGGAGGACTCACGCTCCTTAACCTGCTTCAGAGGAACAGCATCATAGTCATTGGTAGCGAACGCAAGGTTCACAATCTTACGACCACGGGCATCTAAGTGACCATCGTTGTTGACACCAATAGTATCAGCAGTGAGGTCTCGTGCTTCCTCAGCAACGTGCAGAGTCTGAATCTGTGAGATGTTCAGGTCATATGCACGAAGGATAGAGCCATCAGCAAAGTCAACCAGACGGTCAGTAGCTGAAGTGAATCGACGAATCTCAATCATCTGGTAGCCATCTGCGGCAGTCCAAGTACGAGAGGTTGTGATTTGCGTCTTAGAGGTAAATCGGTAGTCCTGATTGAGAACCAGTTCCTTACGGTCTTTACCAATTAGGGTTACTTGCACGAACTTACGGGCCAGATACTCAAAGGTGATTGTAAAGTTCACGGCACCATTAAGTGGGTAAGTACGCACAGTGGAAATTTTGTTAGCCATCTGTAGCCTCCTTTCGGTTAGGTATAATAAAGGGAAGCTGTGTTAGCCTTCCCAATAGTGAGTCGTATTGATTACTTCTTGTCGGACTTCAGGTGAACACCGTTGGCCTCATAGAACTTAATGAGCATCTGTTGAGTGATAGGGTCATTCGGAACCATCTCACGATGAGCATTCATTAGGCCAGTCATCATCTCACGCTCGGTCACTTTATTAGGAGCCGTAAGGACACCATAAGCATTTCGACCAGCAGCAAAGGTTGCCCCAGCTAACCCAAGAGCAGGAATCTGTTCACCCAATGCACCCATAATGGAGTCACTCATGTCACGAGAAGTTACCGCCTTGTTCCGTTCCCGCTTGTCCTCACCTTTCGGGAGAATCGTAGAGCGGACCATGAGACCTTGGTCATAACCAGCAGCACCCATAGCGAAGTTTGCGATACTCAGAGGCGACCCAAGGTGTGAACTTCGGGACGCAGCAGCGTAGGCAATCATCTTAGGGTCAAGAGCTTTCTTCAGGTAATCCTTCTGTTGCTCTTTAGGAAGACCAGCGGCCTTCAAGTGGGCCTGTGCCACATAGTAGGAGCCAGCGATACCACCAGAGATAGCATAGGTTAGTGCCATGTCCATAGCGCGGTGGTTGTGTGCCATCTCGTGTCTACTTCTGATAAACTTAGAGTTCATCGACTTGATTACGAATGACTTAAACTGAAGGACCAACTTAGCGGTTGCCCCGAACGCATGGGAATCCTGTAAGGACACCTTGTGTGGTCTCAGCATGGTTTCATCAGCTACCTTATCAGCCAGTCGCCACAGGTCCATAGCTCGTGGGTCATTAGCCAGCTTGCGCTTGTCCTTGAAGGTGTACTTGCCGTCAGCGCCTTGAGTGACGTTCTCGCGGATGAGGTTCTGAATGCCTTCCCATTGTTCCTTAGAGATACTCGCAGATTTCAGCATGTCACCTTTAATCCACTTGTTGGCACCCTTACCAGTAATGGCGTGAGTTACCACATCCCCCATGACACCTTGACGGGCCATGTCCAGAATGTAGTTGGAAGTACCATTGAGGAACTTAGTGAACGGAGAGCGAGCAGCCAACTCTTGAGTGGTGTGCTTAACCGTACCAACAACCTTAGCGGCAACATCAGGTGTATCCGTAGATTCACGGAGTCGCTGAATGATGTCCTGACGTGTCGGTCTGATTAAGTCATCAAACTCTTTACCGAACACCATAGAGTGTAGTTCCTTAAGTTCCTTACCGGACACTGGCTTGTTGCTGAATGCTAGGTCACGCAGAGCTGGAATGCCATGAAGCATCGCACGGGTGTTACCTTTCGCCAAGAGACCAGAGATTTCAGTTAGGTTCTGCAAGCCCATATATGCGTTCTTCGTAAAGAAGGACATATCGGACATAGCGCGGACCATAGTGTCACCCATAGTATCCTGATTGCGTCGAGCACGGCCTGTGAGAATCTTAACGGTATCCTTGAGTGCTTCCACTTCACCTTTCATTGTGCCTTTACCTTCAGACTTCTTATCGAGAGCCATAATGGAATCCTTGAGTTCAGCAGTCGTCTTTCCTGTACCACCCATGATAGCAATATCACCATCAACACGGCGGTCATATGCTGGCATCACATGCTTCATATCGAAGTCTCGGAGGTCATTCACGGAGAACTGTTGTCCATTCGGTAAAGTGACTGGCATGTCAGAGTCGAACAGGTTACGGGCTTCAAGGAACGAGTTGTTCTCAATCCCTACGAGACCCTCAATGTTGTCGTCAATGACACTTGAAGAGTTGAACTCATCAGTCTTCGCAATACCATAGGCCTTGTCGCTGGCATGTTTCATCACCATCTCTTCGGTAACAGCTTTAGGGTCGATACCCAAGGTCTCCGCTAAGTGCTCATCAACACGAGCCTTAACTTCTGTACGTGCACGATAAGATGTCATCCAGCTTGCAGCGATAGCTTCCTGTAAACCGTCAGAGCCACCAAGAGCCTGTGAGTACAACTGCTTGGCTTCCCGTGAGTACACATGAGGAACGTAAGTACCCTTGTGACGACTGTTAGGGAAGATTGAAGTTGCCTTGTTACCAAACATCGCAGGGTTCTCCATCATCTCACGCTTGAGGTCGAAGTGTTCCTTCATGATGTCCATCACCTTACGCTCAGCCTTCGTTAAGTTGGCTTGAAGTTCTGGACGCTCAATAGCGATAGCAGCACGACGATAGATTTCCTGACGGGCACCTTGAGCACCACGCTTGAACATACCCACGGACCACTCAGGGTCAGCCATTGCTTTCTTCATTGCAGCGTAGAGGTCATTGTAGGTTCGCTGGTTGGTACTGTGCAGTCGCTCTTTGATGTCAGATGCGGTAGCACCGAACTTACCATGTGAGCCAGACTCCATCCCTGTAGGTGAACGCACTAAGTCCTTAGCGAGACCACGGATTTCAGCATGTTCAGAACGTAAAGTCCTCAAGCCGATTTCACTCAATCCACGCATAGGCAAGCCCCACGCAGCACGTTCAGGGTCTACTTCTGCGAACTCTTTGGCTGTCATCGGGTTAGCCAAGTTTGTGTCACTGATAATGGAACCATCACGCAACACTACAGCACCCGGTTCAGTTTCAAGAGGTGCATACTCAACGCCATTGTGCTGTGAGAACACTCGGTCTTCACTTGGAGGCATACGGCTTGCGTCATAACCGCCAGTGTTACGTGCAGTCTCACGAGCCTCAAAGCGCATCTGTGCAGCAGCGAATGGGTTCTCAATCTGTTCAGCACCGGACTTACGGAGACCTGCGGCAACACCGTCAGCAATAGCAGTCAGTCCACCTGCGAACAGCATACCAGCAAGGGCAGCTTCGGCATAGTGAGCATCACCACCAGCAACCGATGTACGCAGACCTTCAGAGGCAACGTTGAGAGCACCTGCCTGTGCACCTACAATCAGCGCCTTGTTTACCAGTTTGAATCCCTTAGCCGCAGTCCCAGCGATTGGAACGTAGGTCAGAGGGTCCACACCAGCACCAATAAGGCCAGCAGACAGTTTGGCACCAAGACCAGCATCAGCAGCCTTAGAGTCCAACTCGAAGTTCTCATTGGCTAACTTGATGAGTTCATCCAGATTCTCAGAGGAACCTCCAAGCACTACGTTCATATACGCAGGGTTCTTCACTTCGTTGCGAATCCTTTCGAGTTCTTCAGGCGACCAAATGTGGCTGTTGAACCGTGTCGGTTGTAATACGTCAGTAACAACATCGAAACCATTATCACGCTTACCAGCACGGAAGGCCACACCCAATGTTGAGTTGGAGAGTTCTGCTTCAGCAGCATTTCCAAATCCGAAGAAGGTTGAACGCTCATTAGCTTCGTCGAGTGTAGTTCCTTTGGCTTCCCAATAGTCTTTACCGAACGGCTGATTGGGAGTGGCCTGTTCTTTACCTTGAAAGGACATTGAGTGAGACTCAGGGAGTTCAGTTGTTACCTTTCCTTTCTTCCCGATACCACTCATCGCAGCATCAAACGGAATCCCTTTACCCTTTGGGGTGATACCACCGAATGACTCGATGTCCCCACTCTTAGGTGACTTAGCGACATCCAGAAGTGAACGCAGATAGTTACGGCCTTCATCCCCAATGCTGGCAAAGTTACCAGAATCGTAGGCTTCCAGTTGAGGCTTACCATTACGGCCTTCACCTTGGTTGTACGCTAGGGCAGCTTTCAGTTCGTCACCATTGTACTTCTTAACGAGGTCTGCAAGGTAACGAGCACCTGCATCAATGGACTTAGCCGGGTCAGTGAAGTCCTCATCGTTCTGGAGACCATAAGCCTGACCAGTTGCCTTAGTGAACTGCATGACACCTCTCGGCCCTGTTGGTGATTGAGCCGTAGGTTTAAAGCGGGACTCTACCCAACCGACCTTCCGAAGAAGGCCATAGGAGACTCCATGTGTGTCAGCGGCTTGTTGAAATAACGCATCATATTCATGCGGTTCGTTCGGGTTATACTTATCCACTTGAAACCTCCTATCGTGGTCTGTTAGTCTTTACCAGTCAGCGTGTCCAGAATACCTTTACCACTCACCGAGTCGTACATGCTACCAGAACGCTTAGGTTTCTTGGCTTCACGTTCGCGCTTACGGTTCATAGCTCGTGTATGCAGGGTTCGCTTGTTGGCATCTTTGAGTGCCTTGTCTCGTGCTTCCGCATCCAACTTGGCCTGATTCTCTTGGTACATCTTAGAGAGCAACTGCTTGTCGTACCTTACGTTAACCTGTCCGGTAGTGTCCATCAGGTAGATAGAGTCACCACGCTCGAACACAGTGAGTTGCTTGTTAGTAACCCAAGGGTTCGTCTCAGCGAGTTTCTTAGCGGCTTGGTCGATGATGTCCTTACCTTGTTTCCAAGAGTTCGGGTCATCGGTCACACGCAGGGAGTTTCTCGTTAAGACACCGATGGTATCACCATCAACACCATCACCAGTGAGAGTCGTTGTGTTCTCTTTGAGATACTTATCGACCTGTTGCATTGCCATATCAGCATTGCCAGTACGGTACTTCACAGAGTCATAAATCTTACGAGCACCAGCGTCCAAGGTGGCTGGCATACGGGACAGTTCGGGAGACTCGGAGTTGTTCTTCAGCGAAGCCCAAGCCTTGTCATCCTCGTACTGCATCTCTTTGGTAAGAGACTGTCGAGCCTTATCTGCATCCAGCAGGATTTGTGGGTCAATCCCTTGGTTGTCCATCATGTCCATCGTGAGGAACATCTCGGCTTTATCAGGATAGAGTGCAGCGAATAACTCAGGGTCAGCATTACGAACACGACGAAGAGCATTAAGTGCCACTCCACCATCTTCTGGCATCTTCCCGTTAATCACAGCGGACGTCCACTCCTTCTCAGCGTCCCCAATAAGTTCACCAACCGCAGTACGGAAAGCACCCTTCTCAGAGTCAGCCTTGAGGTAGTCCAGCTTCATTCGGTCCTTCTGTTCAGCAGGGATGTCCATAGCGTCAATGTCGGCTAACTTCTTGTTCGCATAGTTAACCATGTCACTATGGGTGAACTCGCCAGTGTTCTCATTGGTTGGCATATCGCCATACGCAGTAGACACATATTCACCGTTGAGTCGCTTCTGGAACTGTGCATCAATGACGTTCATCTTGTTCATTGACTTCTGTTGCTTATCCATCTGCTTGGCTAACTCGGCAGTCTCTCGCTTCATGCGGTCCTGCATCTGCGTCTGTGCGTTGATTAGAGCCTGACGTTCAGGTGTCATCTCTTCGCCCGGTTGCAGTGTATCCAGTTCTGCCTTGATGGATTGTAGCTGTTCCCATCCAGTGTTCACGTTCTCTTGGTTCAACGCAGAGTTCACATTGAGTTGGAATGCCTCGGTCTTCTTGGCATTCAACTGGAACTCATTGTGTTGAGCCTTGACCATCAAGTTATTCCACTGTTCGGCACCCATCAGTTCCTTGAAGGTAGTCTCCTTGCCATGCAGTTTTACCTTTCGGTTCTCAATCTGTTGCAGGAACTGACCACCGCCCTCACGGTTAACCACGTCAGAGAGACCTTGGCTAATCATGGTGAACGCTTGGTCATCACTAGGGATACTTCCTGTAGTCAATCCGGCACTGAAGTAGTTCTCAAAGAACTCACCAGCATAAGGAGAACGCAGAGTGTCCGGGTCGTTCAACACAGAGTTCAACTCTACGCGGCTGTTGATGACAGCACCCTTCTTAGCTTGGTCACTCAGGAAGTTATCATGAGCACCATAGAGAGCAATGTTACGCTCGGTGATGTCAGAGTTGAATCCCTTCTGGTAATGCTCATCGGTCTCGTCGATACCAAACTGTTCCGCATAGTTCTTAGCGGCTTCCTGTAGTCGGCTATGACGAAACTCTTCCATCTCTTGACGAGTACGGAACTCACCGTTCTTGACCTTCTGCGCCACCTCGTCATCAACGAGATACGCGGCGTTACGACCAGTCTTCACCTTAAGTGCTTCCATTGCGTATGGGTCGTCCTGATATAACAGGGTTCCATTCTTAATGGCCTCTCGGCGTTGTTCAGGAGTCAGCTTACGAATAATCTCGTTTGAGCGTTCGTCTGCTTTATCCTTCTGATACTGGTCATACTTCATGTAAGCATCTGCGCCCATCTCAGCAAGTTTACCCACAGTGCCAATCAGCTTTGACTTCTCGGCATACTTAGGGTCTTCATATACTGTTGCGGCCTTAACTTCCATACGACCAGTGCCACGCAGACGACTGGTAGTCGGAGCGTTCATGCTACCCAATGCTTGAGCTAACTTACTCATAAACTGTACCTCCTTTATTTACCTTGGCCTGTTGACTTGGCATCTGAAGCCTTGACCTTAGCAGCAGCCTTCTTACCTAACTTATTGGTTAGAGGACTACCAGCAGTTGCAACATCAACCAGCTTCGTTAAGCCTAAGCCTAATGGGTCGATAATTTGTTCCAGCTTGCCTTTAAGCCGTGGCTCAGAGTTGTTGATTTCTTTAATCTGACTCACTGTGTTCTCGTGGTTAGCTAAACGCTTCCCTAAGATGACACTATAGTCACGTTGGTAGTTCTCAGTGAGACCTTGAGACTCTCGAAGGAAGTCACCCTCGGTAACGCGGGTTACACGTTCCATAGAGTTACCTTCAAGCATCCCTTCACCGATTGCCGCGCGGATAGTCCCCATGTTTCTCACACGGTTCATATTCGATTGGGTCATCTCTTGCACGGTGGAGTCAATGAGGTCACGAGATTCTAACTTAAGGTTAGCTTCGTTGTAGTTCATCTCCTTCAGCATCTGCATACTTTGACGACGACCTTGGTCAATCTGTGCGGCCTTTGCCTGTTCACCCTGCATACCTCCCATAATCATGGAAGCGCCTTGCATAGCGATAGGGATTGCAGCCATCCAGCACATAGTTAACCTCCTATTGTGAATAGTTGGAATTGATTACTGTCACCAGTAAACTCATTGTGGAATACTGCGCCGATAGACTTCAAGAACCTAATGTGGGACTTATTGCCTATCCAGACATAGTTCCAGATTATTGGATACTGTTTTAGCATCGTATCGCGGTACTCTAGAATGAGCTTGCGGAACTCTCTTCGTGTCTTCATGCTCAGTTTCCACACACGGGCAGACGTTACGAACCACACTTGGTCTCCACAGTTACCACCAATAGCCACAGGCATCCCATGAAGAGACATAGTGACACACTCAGAGGCTGGTGGAAATGAAGGTTCAATGCCATAGGCTTTTGCCTCAGCTATGTCTTCAGGTGACGGTGTGAATCTCTCGAAGTCTGATTCTTTGGTAGGTCTGATTATTAACATAGAGTTTCTCTCCTATAGTATAAAACCCCTTCCCAATAGTGAGTCGTATTGTTCACTAAATGAGTCGGGGTGTTTACGGTTAGATACCAGAAGAACGACGCAGGTAGTTACCCTCCCAGCCACAACCAATAACGTTCAGTGGCGTAGTATGGTCAGAGATAATACGTACTTCATTCAACTGTGCGTTGCCAGCGACCGGGAAGCGGAACTGACCAGTACCAACATTAAGCCCACCAGAGCGTAACGCATTGGAACCCAAGCGAGCACCCGCCATGTCATAGCTGAACAGTCGAGAGGTGTTCTCCACTTCTACAGTGAATGCACCAGAGTCCTCATAGTTCACCCACGCTCGGCGTAATTGCAAGCGCCCAATGTCCTCGGTAGCTGTCGAGCCATCATCAGCAGTCTTCTTAATGAGGAACTTAGAGAACACATAACGGAAGTTTATAGCCAAGCCAACGTAGATTGTCTCACCCTCACGGTCCCCACTCATTGACAGCACAGGGACACCATTAGGCCAACCACCACGCGGAGGGTCGAACCACGAGACCAGACCATCAGAGGCCACAATGTAGAACCTACCAGTCCAATATTTCATCCCATAGATGTCTACAGGCTTCACAGTGGTAGTGTAAGTGTCATCGTTGTAGGCACCTTTAGGAATCACATACTTTATCTTGTTGTCGATGTACAGCCGATATGGTTCATCGTTGAAGTCAATGGAGTTCTTCGTAAAGTGTGCTCGGCACATCCAAGTGTGGGACTGGTTGCGCAACACAAGGTACATCGTTGAGCCGATAGAGTCACAAGCCAGAACCGTTACGTTACTTCCAAGTTCCCAATGTGACCACGACTGTTGAGCAATCTCTTCGTTGAGGTACAGGAATTTGTACAGGAAGATTTTACTCGGAGCGTTCGCAGAGAGCACGGAGATAAAGTTCTCAGTACCGGAGCCACGAATGGAGAACACACCGTTCGGAATGTAACTTGGAACGTGAGCACTCATATCCTCAGCAGACTTCACGGAGCTAACATCCTGTACCGCATAGTAACGGTTAAGTGACGTATAGGAAGCACGAGGTGACGCAAAGTACACACCACGCCCAACGCCAAAAGGTCTCGCTCGGTCTGACACATCGAACTCGGTCGTGAGGTTCAACTCTACTGACTTCGGTGAGAGGATACCTTGAGCAGACAACACGAACTGTGCTTGGTCTGACCATAGGAGCAACTCTTCGGAGAACGGTACAGCGTACTTCAGGATAGAGATTCGGTTATGGGACACAGCCACGTCAATTGGGTCATCGTCGGACAGGTTAGCCACGGACGCAGGGAACAGTGAGAAATACTTTGATGTACGGGACATTACAATGTTCTCACCAGCGAGGAACCCTAAGCGGTTACGAAAGAAGAACACATCGTTAATCGACTGGTCAACAATAGACGGAGTAGGGTTAGTGTCCATGTCGCCACAGGTACGCTGTGACCACGGAAGGGCTTGCATCTGGAATGAACCATCAGACTGACGCACAAGAGCATGAGGCATCGTGCCACCATTGAGTCCCTTCTGTACGCCCCAACCAGCCACCTCTTTCCATACCTTCTTCACGTTGTCGTACTGAACGTAGAACTGGTCGGAAGTCTTAGAGGTGTCACCTACAATCTTCACTGTGTACCCATTAGGAGCCTCAAGAGGCAACTTACTGAATGACTGGCTGGTGTGCATCACTGCGTTCATCAACTGGTTGGCGTAGCCATCTTCAGTGGACAGTGAGTTAATCTGGCTGTTACCCGGAGCAATCACATGGATGAACCCCGGCCCTTCGTTGAACTTCCAGTCCTTAAAGGAACCATGAGCACGGGCGAGGCCAGCAAGTTTCTTAACTAGCCACTGTGCGTCTGTCTCCTGTACAGCCTGTTCAGCACCATCACCAACACCGTTGTGAATCTTGTATGCGATACGTACACCGTTGATAGTGAATGCCAATGTACGACCATACTGACCGCCACGGACGTTAATCAAGCAGTCCCCATTCTCCTTAAGGTCATACAGAGGGGCAGTGTCAGCGCGTACCACCATGTTACGGTTTACGATAAACGTATAGTCAGCCACAGTGACCATCCTTAAGTCATCTCGTGGGTTCCCTACCTTCACGTAGGACAAGTCACCCTTCACAGCATACTCTTTACCATTGAGGTCGAACACACGAATACCCTGTCCGGTAAACACTACGTAATACTGTTCGACACTATCGCGGTTGATTAGGTGAACGAGAGGTTTGGCACCAAGGGCATTCTGGTCTCCAATGGTCTTAGTGAAGACAAAAGGTGGACGCTTCTGAAGACCCTCAGTCTCCGAAGACCAACCGTTAATCTGTTCGGAACCCTGTTCGGGGAACCTTAAGATGTTCGGCTGTTGACTGATACCGCCCTTCAGGTTCTTGACGGATTGTGAAATAAGAGCCATTAGAGACCTCCTTAAGTTATTAACGAGACAGCAGACCACCAGTGAAGGCATCACCATCAAGCATGTTGAAGTTACCGAAGTCCAGTTCATACTCGTGACACTGCATCTTCGCTTCCTGTTCTTCTTCAGCCAACACAGCGTCAATCTCAGGTGCACCGAAGAACCTGTTGTTAAACTGACGGGCAGCTTTAGTTACAATCCAGAAGCGGAAGCATTCAGGCATCTCGTAGAACTCTCTCAGTTTAATGATGGTCACAGTGATAGGGTTCTGGAACACATCGGTTCCTGTAGTCCGGTCATAGACGTAACCACCACGGTTAACGTAAGCGGTCGCGCCTCCTTCAGACAGTACGGACAGGTAGTCAGACATATAGGGAATCAATCCGTTGAACACATCGGGGACCAACTGTTGACCTTCCTCAATGTTGAACGTCCAGCCCTTAGACTGAATCTGTCGGTTAATCTTATTGAGAACTCGACGGGCGTTGGCAACATCGGCGTTAGAGTCACCCTCCAGAGTAGATACTGGTGGTTCACCGATAGAGGCCAAGATGTCATTGACAGCAGCCAACTCTTCACCTGTCTCTAGGGTTGTTTCATAGGAACGCATAAGTGTGTCTCCTTGTAGCGAAAAAACCCCTCAAGCACCCGTGAAGGCACCCAAGGGGTTTCATATAGTTATCATTCAGTAGCAGCTAACTCAGCTTCCTTTCGAGCCTTGTTTGCCGCACGGGTACGGGCAGCTTTCTGTTGTGGCGTTAGCTCTTGCTCAACTTCAGTAAGGGACTCAGTGTCCCCTACGAGTTTGCGAGAAGTTAAGCCTTGTTGAAAACCAGCGCACCACATGCTTCAGGGCGCAGACCACCGTGACCCATAGCGTACTTAGCGATAATCTGGTCTGCTTGGAAGTTAGCTCGACGAGCACGTTCCAGTGCCATATCTTTCAGCTTAACAGTACCAACGGCAGAGCGGTGATTGAACAGACCGACAACGTTGTCCAGAGCAACACGGGTGTCACCAGAGGAAGTCTCAGGGAACGCATGTTTCTGACCAGTCGGATTTGCACCCTCTTCTGGACGGTCTTCGCCAGCACCACCAGCAGTCAGATGCGGAACCTCAATAACTTCGAAGCCCATAACGTTGCGGATAGAGCCAGTAGACGGGTCAATCAGAGCCTGATAGTTTGCAGCGTTAGGCATCAGAGCAGCCAGAATAGCAGAGTAGTTGTCTGGAGTGGTGTAGAACACACGGTCAGCAGACGGAACATAGTTGCCAGTCAGCTTGGCACGAGCCAGAGTTAACTGTGCGATAATAGCCTGACCCAGCTTAACTTGGTCTCCCCGAAGCTCAGACTGCTTGCCAACTTCCAGTACATGAGCCTTACCGAGACCAGCGATGTTCTCATCAGACGCAGACGGCAGGTTACACAGTTTAGCCATTTCAGCCAGAACCGCGCCATCAGCAGCCATCGCAAGAGATTCACCCAACTGTGCGGTATACTCGGAGCGCACGTCATAGTGGTTCATTGCGTCTTCGATGTCGTAAATCAGAACGTCAGCAGTCAGCAGACCATCAATGTTAATGGTACGCTCAGTGTGCTTCATGTCTTTACGTTTGTCATCGAGGTTCTCACCCGGTTGCAGGTAAGCAGCTTTGGTACGACCCAGCACAGGGAACTGCGCGGACTTACCGGACTGAATGGAACGCACGAGGTGTTTGTTCATGGTAACAGAGGTACGAGTAAACGCGGTCAGAACTTCACCACCGAACACTTTCAGGAACAGAGCCAGTTTATCACCAGCAGACATACCTTTACCTTGGTCTTTACCAATTTGCTGACCACCATTCATCTTAGCCATGTTGAATCTCCTTCTGTTAATTTAAAGTTTAAATGTGTGAGGTACTACTTGAAACGAGTTGGTTCTCATTGTGTATCACTCAAAGTGGGAGAACGTAATGTCTCTCCCAATAGTGAGTCGTATTAATTTTAGAACTGACTGTACATCATCTTGCGCTCAACTTCCGCACGGAACTTACTGTCGTGACGATAGCGAGGGTCGGACATTGCAGCAATCATCTCAGCCTGTGACTCAAAGCCAGACTGTTTGGTGCGTACAGGTGCAGCAGGGACGGCACGTTTAGAGATACTACGGGCAGCAGGTTTACCGAAAGTCTTCGCACGGCTTGCACCAGCGAGATTAACGATAGCCTTAACTGTTGCGAGGTCACGATTCTCCAAGGCACTAATCAGAGACTCGGCAGCATCCGGGTTGGACACTTCGAGGTGATTGTAGATTGCTTGGAACTGTGCTTCACCGCCAGCGTACTCCATAACGGACTGAACATACTGTTCTACCAGTGCTTCCTGACCACGGATGTAGGAGTCAACAAACGACTTGGAGTAACCAGCTTTGGCTAACTCTTCGTAAGACTCTTCAGACAGACCGTCCTCTCCGTATTCCTGTTGGATACGCACGATGGTTTCTTCAGACAGACCACGTTCAGCAGCCTGATTGACCATCTCTTCGAAACCAGCTTCGTGCTCTTCGAGTTGACTTGAGGCTTCGTTCAGTTCATCTGGAACGTCACCAACTGGTTCAAACTCTTCGGAGCCTTCATCTTCGGTTCCTTCATAGTCGATTTCACCTTCTTCGGTTACTTCAGGTTCACCATCAGTGGAGATACGAATCTCAGTGCGGTCTTCGTCTTCTTCACCGAACGGGTCTGGATTACCATACGGGTCATCGTTACTTACTAACTCGATTGCGTCATCACCATCACGGGCAGCAACGTCGAGTTCAAGCATAGCCTGTTCGTGGTCAGTAGGAGTAGACCCACCGACAACCGCAGAGTTCACACCAAAAGATGCGTATACGTCAGCGTTAGATTCACCAGCCATAATTGTTATCTCCTTTAGATTTCATAAAGTTGAACTCAAAGGGAGGACGTATTGTCTCTCCCATTAGTGAGTCGTATTAATTTGGAACCATTCCAGCCTGTTCAGCAGCCGCTTGCATGTTCTCAGGGCTTGCAGTGGCAAGTGCACCAGCACCAGCACCAGCAGATGCAGCAGCGTTCTCCAGTGCAGTGCCTTGAGCAGCCTCAGCCATCTCCTGTTGTTTCTCTTCAGGTGTCTTGAGGATACCAGAAGTGTCGATGCCGATAGCGTTCGCAATGCGCAACTTAATGGTCGCAATGTTGATGTCCGGGTCATTCTGCATAGGAGCAAGAGCAGACCAAGCAGCAATACAACGCTCCAGCTTATCGAGGTCTTGACCACGACCCAATGCTTCCATCCCGGTACTGATAGTAGGCTCAACGGCCTCTTTCGGTAGCTCAGGAATCTGATTGGTCGCTTGAAGTTGCTTCAGCAGGACACGAACCATTGGCAACTGAAGTTCCTGTGAGAGAATCGAATAGACACCACCAAGGGTATCTTCGAGTTCAGATGCAACATATCGAATCTCTTCGGCAGTCACACGCTCACCAGTGCGTTGCACAGCGGAGTTCAACATAAAGGCATAGGACAGTCGGCCCTCAATCTGTTCACTCACAGCTTTCGCTACAGAGAAGTCTGCGGCCTTTTCAAGCTGAAGGAACGAGATGTCTTCTGGACGACCAGACACGAAGTCACCAGTCTGTGCTTTGGTCAAACGACGAACCTGTGTGATACCAGCCGGGTTAACCAAGCCAATAACTTTAGCACTAATCATTGACATCTTAACGATAGCTTCTTGGAGGTTCTCAAGGGACCGTAAGTCACCTAAGTATTCCTCACAGTAAGAACGACCATATGATTCTCCATCAATGCGTACCATGCGAACCGGGATATAAGGACAAGCGTCCACCGGATAAGAAGCATCTGTACCATCGACTTCAACACCATCAATCTCTTCGTACTTCAGGTACTCACCAGATTCTTCGTCAAGATAAATGTGCGTGTACACATCAATCATTTCGTCGCCTTTATGTTCCTGACCGGAGTCCATAGAGTTTCTTACGTCTTCTGGTAGTGCTGCATAGGCAGTCTTATCCAAGGTCACAATCTGTAGTACCGTGCCGAATGCGTCTCGTTGGACAACATAAGAAGACAGGCGGTATAACTTCATGGGATTGTAAGTACCTTCCGGTTCAGGAATGTAGAGCAGAGCGTTACCTGCAACGACCAACTGCTTGAGGGTCTCAAAGAGAGTCACACGGTAGGAGTTTGACTCGATGTAGTTCATCAAGATACGCTCGACCATTGAGAGACCCTCTTCGACCTTCGCTAGTTCGGCTGGCTGTGCAACCAATTGTTTCGCTTCGAACTCAGAGATGGTCAGCTTCATCCACGTCTGCATAGGGAACAGAGCGAGCATGAGCTTAGAGGCCAAGTTGTTCAAGCCACGAGCGCCAACTGCTTGCCACGGAGTGGTATAATCAGTAGAGGCGTTGTCGGAGTCTTTAGGGAACAACGAAGGGATGGTGTACTTCGCACAGTTTTCCGCCCGGGTCTCATAGGAGTTCCGGTCGTTCTTCAATGCGTCATACACCGCCTTGGCACCATTCTCAGCGAAGCCTTCACGTTTCTGTGAGCTTGCCATTTAGCGCCTCCTTGTTAGATATTAAGACCACCGCCAGAACTACGAGCGACACTCAGTGATTTCTTACCACCAGCACGAGCTTTCTTCTTACCAGATTCGGTCTGTGCATCATCATCGGTGTCCACATCGTCTTTACTCGGTGGCTCGATAATCTGTGCAGCAGCAGGAGCCGGAGCAGCTACAGGAGCAGCTTGTTCAACTACCTGTACATCGGGCTTACCACCACCAGCAAGTGCACCAGCAACGCCACCAACGACTTTGCCAGCTTCCTTCCCGACCTTCTCGACTGCCTTACCAGTTTCCTTGACAATCTTCTCGACTGGCTTAGTTACTTTCTTGATAGTCTTCTTAACTGATTTGCGAATCTTTTTACCCCAACCCATGATACACCTCCTAATTATTTCTTCTTAAAGACACTGGTACGGATACCAGATTTGGACTTCTTCTTGGCAGCATCGGAGTCTGCCTTCTTGGACTTCTCAACGGAGTCATCCAGTTTCACCTTCAGGGACTTCTTGCCACCCGTTGGCACCTCAGAAGAGGTTCCGCTATCGTTGTCCTCTTCGCCACCAAAGAGAATACCTTTCGGTTCCTCAGTCAGTGGAGCAGGGTCGATAGCTCGGATGGATTCAGTCTTTACTTTAGGTGTCTTAATCTTTGGTGAAAAGCACATAAGACCTCCATACGATTAGGACTCAGCCTGTTCCTTACGGATTGCCTCCATGTCGTCCAGAGTTTGAGACGCATAGTTGAGACCCGCGAGGAACCCAGCGATGTAGCTTTCAGACCATCCAGCCTGTTTCAATCGGTTGATTAGTCCTGACTGAATAGCATATCCAGCATTGTATTGAACCTGTAGGTACTCCATAGTTGCACGAGGAACGTTAGGAATATCTTGTGGGTTCTCCATATACTTCTTGATAGGGGTTAACATAATTAATGTTCTCCTTAAAGTTAAACTTAAAGTAGGTATCATATAGGCACCCCTCTCAATAGTGAGTCGTATTGATTTCACTGTCGAGAAGAATGCCTAGAGTTACACACTCTTAGCTATAAATGCAGCCCACACCATAGCGAAGGCTACGATTGCGAACATTACGAACGCAACTGTTCCGGCGACCATAGGTAAATCTCCTTGTCGATAAAGTTGTACTCTTCGAATCGAAGTATGCGAGCCATCTGGCCTTGCTTAATGATTTCCTCTTCGGTCATCCCAGCTTTTGCACCAAGTGTCACAATGGCTTCCCATAGGGTTCGCTCACCCATGTCAACCTTTTTCCATTCGAGAACTGTCTGTCCCTTACGAGCACCAGACTTGAAAGTTTTCTCAACCTGTTCAAAGGCATACGGGTTCTCCAGCCACTCAGCGGTAGTCTCTCCCCAGCCCGGAATGCCACCATAGCCATCTGTCAAGTCACCTTTGATGGTCTGATAGATGTGCCAGTAGTCGGCAGTCGTCTGGTCTTGAGTCAAGATGTTACCAGTCGTGCACCACAAGAAGTCACAATCAGGGATGGTCTTAAAGTCCTTATCACAGGAGACCAGTACAGCCTTCTTGAAACCAAAATGTTTAGCACCAGACCCAATGATTCCCATTACGTCATCACCCTCAAGTCGGTCCTCAAGGATAGACGTCCAGTCCTCACAGGCTTGAACACGCTCGACAAACGCACGGTAGCCTACAGGCTTACGGGATGCCTTACGGTTCTCCTTATAGGTTGGGTCGACTAATTCCTTACGCCAGTTCACAGAGTCGGTGAAGGCCAATACGATAGGTGCATCACGCCAAGCCTTCTTGCGGCTCGCATAGGACTTAATGGAGTCAACCAGAATGTTCCACGCTTTCCCGTGGTCGCACTCTAATGTCCAGCAATCATCGCCCCAATCGGTCTCGACTTCACTTGCTGCCATCGCTTGGAATACCAGCCAGTCACCATCCATGACCAAGACACCCTTATCGGATTTACCTTGGCGTAACTCATAGAACTCCTTCAGTGTAATTGCGCTCATACGCAACCTCCCATCTTCTTCAGGAATCGGACACCAGCGCCCGTTACTTCCCAAGCGCCAGCATTACGCCCATCGACTGATAGGCAAGAGATATGACCTCGACTCGCAGCCTCAGCCACCAGTGACGCATTGTTGCGCACATAGTTCGACTGAAAGGTCTTAGGGCAGCTTTTGATAGCCGCCAGTACACGAAGATATTCACCCATTACTTCACCTCACGGATAGTTGCTGGAGAAACCTTCAGACCATCTTCTGGTAACTCGGTACGAATGAACTCTCGCATACCCTGTTTGGCGGCAAAGGAGATAGCACCCTCGACACCATGGGTCAGCGCTTGTACCAGAAGTTCACGGTCACGAGGACTAATCTTCTCACCTGCCGCAGCCTTCTTAGCCAAATGAACCAGTTCCTCGGTGAAGCCTTTCTCCATCTCAGAGTTGATTACAGCGGTAACTTCAAATGATACTTTAAAACGTTTAGTAATAGCCATGATATGTGTCTCCTGTATTAGTGACAATCTTTCCAGTTTGCGCCAGTCTTACCTTCGGTATCTAACTGACATCTAAAGTTAAAGTGGTCTCCCACATTGCGCATCGCTTGCTGTGCCAACTCGACAATCTTATCGGCAATCTCTTGTGTACGCGCAGCTACCTGAATCTCGTCGTGGACCCAAGCCATGTACGCAAAGTCACCATCCCAGCCATGCTTAAGGCCAGCTTCCAGTAACAGACGTTCAGTCTCGACAATCCACAGTTTACAAATAAGTGCACCAGCAGACTGCAACAAGGTGTTCAACGCAGCGTGAGGACTACGGACGTGGACTTTACGACCATCCAAGCCTCGAACCCAACGGCGTTTCCAAGTTACTTTCTGTTCACCGCCAACCCACTTAGAGTCCTTGACGAGTGTGCCTGTGATTGCTTCACGTAACGCAGCGATAGCCGGAGTTTGCTCAAGGAAGTTCTTTATGAGTCGCTTACCGTCTTCGGCAGTACCACCAACAATCTGTCCTATCTTCGCAGCGCCAGCACCATAGAGGAACCCATAGATAAACGTCTTAGCGTTGTCACGAGTTGGTAGACCCGCAGCCAATTGGTTCTTCGTATGGATGTCACCAGTGAGGATAGTCTCAACGTACTCACCCTCATCATAACGATACATGAAGTGGCCCAAGCATCGTAGCTCAAGGCCGGACGCATCCACACCAACTTGAATCCAAGGGTCTGGCTTACCGTCTTTCATGTTGTGCTCGGCACCGAAAGCAGCACGGCAAGGTTCACCATATGCAGCACGGATGGAAGGCACCTGTGCCACGTTAGGGAAACTATGAGTTGCACGACCAGTTACCGCACCGTTCGGGTTAACGCTTCCGTGAATACGACCATCATCTCCAATCATACGGAGCCAGCCGTTATCACCTTCAGCAACCTGACCGATACGTTTCTGAATCATAAGGTATTCTTTAATCAACTCAATGCAACGCTGTGCATCCGGGTCGTCTACCTTAACGTGTTCCAATACCTCATCGTCTACCTTTGGTGCACCACTAGGAGTGAACTCAACGGGCACCCAGCCAGCTTTGGTAAGCACACGAGTGATGTGGTCACGACTAGCAGGGTTAAACACAACGTGCTCAACCGGAGTATACGGAGCACCCTCAACGTAATCGCGGGTATCCAACTCGCACGGCTCTAATCCCTCACGTTGCTTCTTGTTCTTAGGCTTCTTAAAGATGCCACCCTGTTTCGGGTACTTAACACGAGGATACTTAGTGAGCGGCTTTCCGGTACGAGGGTGTCTGAATGCTTCAGTACCGCCCTTAGCGGAGTACCATGAGCCAAACGTATTGGTTAACTCTACGAGTAGCTCACCACGTCTACCAGCGAGTTCTGCGTACAGGTTCTCAAGAGACTTAATGTCAATCGGGAAACCATTACGTTCCATCTTAGCTAACAACCATGCAGCATCATGTTCCAGTTTAACAGCCTCAAGGCTACCATTCCAGAAACGGTCTGCTTCTGTGCTTCCAGCAGGTGTCTCGTTAGGGAAATAGAATGTGTTGCTACAAAGTTTCTCGAAGAGAGCCTTGGTGACTACAACGTCTTGAACGTTATATTCCATCATGTCTTCGTTGAACAGGAGCCATTCCATACCATCAACATATTCTTCACCAGACTCAGCCAGTGAAGCCTTGAAGTCGTCCTTGTACTCACCCTTCATTTCGCCTAAGCGATAACCCCAAGCCTCCAGAGCGTGGGAACCAAAACGTTTACCCGGCAGCTTGCCAGAACGTAGCAGACCAGCATCGGTGTCTTTGATGTTAGAGTAAATCAAGCGGGACATCACGAGGGTATCCAGTACGTTCTCTTTCGGGAACTTAACGTCGCGGCCTAACAGTTTCTTGGCGAGCAGCTCGATTACCGGGATGTCATACTTGTGACCGTTATGGAACACAATGAGACCACCACGAGCAACCTCGGCTTCGAGAGCATCAATGTATGCCCCAAAGTCATCAGGTCGATAACGGATGTACTGGTCAGTTGTGTAGTCGTAAGTCACCGCACAGTGAAATTGACTAACGTTGTGCAGCAACCCGTTTGTTTCGATGTCGGATAGTAACATTGTGTTTACTCCTTAAAGTTTAACGATGGGTGTATCCCATATAGTCTTTCACGTTGATTACCTTCAGGTTCTCAGCTTTGATTCCAACGTTGTTGCTGGTCACTAAGGTTCCATTAGGAGCAATGCGGGACACTCGTGAGCACCAGCAGATGTTGCCAGCGACCGTGCGCACGTACCATAGAGAGGATGTCTCAGTTGATGTGCAGAAGTCACCAGCCTTAATGTGGGTCATGGTGTCCTTATCGAATACCTTCAGGTCAGGACGATTCACTGGTTGCACCCACTTACCGCGAACACGAGTCCACCCTAAGTTCTTCAGGATGTGGACAGCGGAGTCACGAGCACATTCGTATTCCTTGATGTCTGCCAGTTCAGCTTCCAGTTTAGCGATTTCAGCTTCGATTACATTACGATTACGCATAGTGTTGTTCTCCCATTAGTGAGTTGAATAGATTTCATACAAAAGTTAATCACGAAGGCCACCCGTTAAGATGACCTTTAGTTTAACTCTTACTCTTCACACTTGTCCGCAAGCATGTTTCCCTCAGACTCCACGGTCTTACCCAGCAGAACCTGACGAACATTGTCTTCACCTACAGCCACGGTAGCAGCTACAGCAACGGAAGCCAGCAGACGACCTGCCTGTGTATCATCCAGAGTCACACGCTGTGTGTGAGCCTTGGTGGACTTGTGGTCTTTCCAACGGTAGACCAGAGTTACCTTGCCATTGCGAACGTTGATGTGCACTCGACGAGCATACTGGTCGATGGTGTCAGACAGACGGATTGTGTTGCCGGGGAATTTAATAGCCATGTTATGTACTCCTATTAGATACAGTTGTAGTTGGCAGTGAAAACCCTGCCGTTCTTCATCAAGTCCTTAGACCACGAGCGCCCTTGCTGTTCGCATATCTCGTATGCCTCAGCCTTTGGTGCCGTGATAGGGACTTGACTTATTGTTTGTCCGCTCACAGTTATCAGAGTGAGCACAAGGGTTATCGTAACCATTACAGGAAGAACTTGTTCAGGTCGGTTGCTTTCGCTGCAATCTTAGCAGCAGACGTAACGCCAGCACTTGCATCTTCAGACAGTAGACGTGCCCGTTTCGCCAAGCGTTGAGCCTGTTCTGCATCCTTACGTGCCTTGTCGTTCAGACGTTTAGCTTCACGGAAGTACATTTTAACTACCAGCTTACCAAGAGTGTTGATGAATTTAAACATTGTGATTCTCCTTAAGTGGATTGATAAGTGGGAACAGAGTGTCTGTCCCATTAGTGAGTTGTATTGATTTATTTATTCTTTGGCTCCCAATGACCGTATATGTACGCCTGTTCAGGAGTTAGTAAGTCTCCATGCTGTACACGCTCAGGACACACACAAGGTGCATCCCAAGGGCAGCTACATTGAGTTGTCAGCAACCAATCATTGTCCTCAGAAGTCTTGACCATCGTCTTCTGGTTCCCAGCCGCTATCTCCATCTCCTTCATCTTCAGGTGATGCAGTCGGTTCAAGCCATCCGGTTTCTTTGTTGTAGGCCATGTGTCCAGCCACGCCAGTATCGCCAGTAAAACGACACTTGAGAACACGCAACTGGACAAGATTAGGATAGTCACCTTGCTGGTTACGTTCCAAGGCAATGATAGTATCGCTAAGTTGGCGTAGTGCGCCAGAACCGCGCAGGTCAGTAATACTAACAGGACGACCTTCTTCATGTGCTTTCCCCTTCTCAGGATTCTTGAGGTGACAGATTACCACAACGACCACACCTTTAGTCTTCGCAAAGGCTTTCAGCTTGGTCATCAATCGGTCAATCGTCTTACGCTCATCAGAGTTATCTTCCATCCCTGAGACCACAATAGAGATATGGTCAAGCAGGATGACGTTACAATCCAAGCCATCGACCATATAGGCCAGCTTCGCAAACAGACGGTCTTCCTGTGACTCCGCAAAGGAATCATACAGGTGGAACATATCTGTGTTAAATAGGACATCGTACCATTCATCGAAACGACCATCCTCTAAGATTTGCATCTTGAGTTCTTTGTCTTGACGTAAACGGACGTGGTTGTTCAAGCCCATCAAGTCCTGAACGGTTTCCTCAACGGCTTCCTCAAGCATCGCCAAGCCTACCTTCGCACCACCTTTGCCCCACATGAGCATCTGTTGGCGAACGAATGTTGACTTACCCATACCGGAACCGGAAGTTACCATGATGACTTCACCACCACGAGCACCAAGTGTCATGTCGTTGAGCTTCGGTTGACCCGTGAAGAGTAGACCTGTTGTTTCCTCTTTGACCATCGCTTCACGCACACGGTCTTTAAGTGACACAGCAGAGACAACACCATCAGGCACCCAAGGTTGCGCATTCCAAATCTGGTCGGTTACTGCTTTGGCTTGTCCATTGAGCAAACACTCATTGGCATCCTTAAGAGGCAGTACAGCGACTCGGACTTTCCCGCTAGGCAGGACAGGAGCACACTCTTCAATGGCCTTGCGACCCGGCTCATCCATGTCGAACATCAGGATAATCTCATCGAACTGGTCGAAGTATTCAAAGTTTGCAGCACATGTTTTCTTTGCGGCTTGAGCACCCATAGGGAGACTCACAACGGGATACTTCCCTTCTTGAAGCTGCGCTACGGTCAGACAATCAATCTCACCCTCAGTCACCACAATCTTCTTGCCACCATTCCATAACTGCTTACCAAACAATAGGTCAGCTTTGAGTTTCCCCTTAGCGGAGAACTCTTTGTTCTTGTCGCGCACTTTCTGACCCACAAGGTTTCCCTCAACGTCATAGTAGTTCGCAACCTGAAGCATCTCTCCGTTGACCTTCGCTACCCAATAGCCATACTTACGACAGATAGCTTCCATAAGGCCACGAGCTTTGAGGTTCGTATAGCGACCATCTGAATCCCCAAAGTTTAACAGGTTAGACATTTTGTCACCTCCAGTGTTGTATGAGCTTCTGCGAGTCTTCGCCACGGTCTCACGAGTTTCCTCGGTTCCACGCACATGGTTCTGACACACAAAACAATACTGGTGTCCATCAGAATACATGCCATTACCATTTGACGGCCCACAGTTCTCACAAGGTAAATGATAGAGGAATATACTCTCTTGTTGTTCTTCCATATCCATGATAGGACTCCTACAGGAACGGACGCAGTGCGCCACAAACGATAATGATGATGACCAGAAGTGTCACCGGAAGTGCTTCACCAAATAGCTTACGCATAGTGATTACTCCTTATACAATTTTAGCGAACAAAGGGAGAAACCTTTCGGCTCTCCCATAGTGAGTTCTATTAATCCTTGCGGGTCAGAATGTAGACCATTGCCAGCATGAACGCGAGGCGATAAATCAAATCGTACAGACCCATCTCGTGGATAATCATCATAATATTAACCCCAATCACTAGTTACTAATTCACCAGTCTTCAGCCAGCGGCTCAAGTTGAATGACGGACACGCTTTAGGTGCCACATCGTGGTGCGCTTTTACTTCTGCATCTGGATACATGTCCAGCAGGTCTGCGAGTTTCTCTTTAAGAGAGTGCATCTGTGCTGGCGTAAAGTTAGCTTCGTGTTTGCCCTTATCGTCGATACCACCAACGAGGCACACACCGACCGACTTACTATTCCAGTCCTTAACGTGAGACCCAACGACATCGACCGGACGGCCTTCTTCGATTGTACCATCACGGCGAATAATGAAGTGGTAGCCTACATCAAGCCAGCCCTGTTCTTTATGCCACTGACGGATTTCACGCAGTCCAACATTCATGGACGCCTTGGTTGCGCTACAGTGGACAAAGATTGCTTCTGTCATAGCGCGTGGTTTGAATTGTACCTTACTCATTTCTTCTTCACCTCTTTAAATTTATCGAATGGAACATCCTTAGAAGGCTCTTTCAGCCAATCAACTGGAATTAATTTATCAGCAAACAGAATGCCATGCTTCTCGCACCACTCACCGTAGCTGGTAGGAGACCCTTTGTACAGCTTGGAGCGGCTTGAAGAGAACACGATGCGCACATCAAGTTCAGGATACTGTTCACGAATCAGTAAGTGTTTCTTGCGGTCGTCACTATCCCACAGACCTTTGGTTTCCACAAAGATGCCATTAGGTAACAGGAAGTCCGGGCAATAGGTATGGTTGCTTGCAGGAACAACATATGGCACACGCCAGCGCTCGTAGTCGAACTTAATGTTCTTCCCTTCGAGTTGCTTACTTACCTTATCCTCCAAGCCAGAGCGAAAGGCACCCACACGAGTGCCTCGACCTGCATAACCCTTAGCCATTAGAAGTCACCGTCTTCGTCTTCACCGTCCTCTTCTGGTTCTTCATTCCAGCCAGAGTCGTTTTGCGGCTTGCGGGTCTGTGCTTCATCGGCTTCGTACCCATCTTCTTCGATTTCATCACCCCAATCGTCATCACCACCACCGAACTCGACCAGCTTAATCAGCATCACGGAATCCAGTTGCAGCTTAACGGAAGCACCTGCTACAGCAGACCAACCGTAAGGGAACAGAGTGTATTTAATCTTCAGTTCAGAGCCACCAGAGATAGCTGGACGCTCACCACGGATGCGCTTACCTTTGGAGTCCACGATAGCCAAGTCGATTGGTTTGTTCTCACCAGTCTTCTTGTCAGTGAACGAGCCGTAGCACTTGAAGTTGAACGTAGTGGTTCCATCTTCGTTATCCATGAAAGGCATGTCGCCAACATATGGCTTCAGCGGTTTCTTACCCTTGACAACTTTCGGCGGGTTAGCTTCGTACTCTTCGAGTCGAGCAGCGTAGTCCGTCTCATGGGCTTCGACAATCTCGTCAATCATCTTCTGACAGCGAGGGTCGTCGTTGGATACAGTCAGTGATACTTTGTAGACACCACGTTCGTTCTTGAAGTCACCACTACCGAAGTCCGGCTTTGCCAGATAGCAGTAAGGTTCAGCAACACCACGAGCGGAAGTGAATACTTTACGTTTTGCGAATGCCATAATGATTCTCCTTTAGTTTCTGAAAGTTAAAAGTGGGAAACGTTAGTGTCTCCCATTAGTGAGTCCTATTAAACCTTACGGTCTGGACGGATGCGTGTTACAGCGAAGCCAGCAGGGACGTATTGCCACTCAGCTAACTCATTGGCCTCTTCAAGAGACGTAGCGAACACAGGTACTTCGAACGATTGGCCTTGGCCTTCTACCGTAGCGAAGAACTTCTTGTCACCGTTTACCAGTGACCCTTTATTCAGAGTGCTCATTGTCCTCTCTCCTTCCAGTGATTATATAATTCAAGGTAATCGGTGTTGCCTGTCTTTTCAAACATACGCTCACACCATTCGCTAGGCTTTTCCATATTCCACCTCTATAGCCCAAAACATGAGGAACAGGCAAGCACCCATTCCAACACAAATTAGCAGGAAATATAAGATGTCATTAAGCATAGCACTTACCTTTGTGTTTCTCGTACAGTTCACCATAGAACCCAGCTTTCGCCATGTCCTTCTCTAAGAATGCTAGTTCAGATTTCTTACCAGCACGTAGGCGATACTTAAGGATGTTCCCTAAGCAGTACCCCTTGAACTGTTCACGGGTCATCGACCGGGCAATCACTTCGATAGCCTCAATGTCGTCAAACAACATATAGTGGCTAGGAGTCCGAACACCCTCTATATCTTGTGGTTTAGCTACAGGTTCACAGGTATGTGGGTAGCGGTCATCACTCTCTAAACATGCCATACAGACCATTAGAACACCTCCTTGATACGCGCAATGACCAGACGGACTTTAGGGAAACGGGTGACAAGAACCGGAATGAAAGGCCGGGAGCCAGTGGTCGCTTCTTTATATAAGCCAGTGGTGATTACAGCGTGAACACGAGGTGCTAACTCAATGGTCGAGCCAAGCACTTTAGGAATGACTGCATGTTTCTCAGAGGCAAGAACCGTCGAGCGGTCGGAACCACGAGCCGAAAAGATACCGTTTGATTTGTTGAAGTGTAGTCGTAACATAAGTGTTTCCTCCATAGGTGAGTCGTATTAGCAATCAGGCCAGCAGTTGTCGTCAATGATAACGAAGGCAAACGTGGCAAAGACAGCAGCAGCAATTAGAAATAGCATGAGGTTGTTCCTCCATAGTGAGTCTAATAGAAACACGAAAAGGCCAGACCCGAAAGTCTGACCAGTGTTACTACATGTTGGCGTGAAGATATGCCTTTACCTCGGATATGCTTCTACACTCTTTCTGTGTGAAGTAATCCCACTTGCGCCCATAAGAGGCTGGGTCGTCTCCCTCAGACCACTTCAGGATGTGGAATACCTGTAAGTGTGGGTGTTGCCATACCTTCCAAATGCCTTGGTCAAAGATTATCATTACATCTTCTCCGTTGGGTTATCTTCAGTACCACGGAACATAACGAACGAAGGGTGACGCAGAGAACCATCAGGAGTTTCCTCCATGTAGGCAACCTGACAGGCGAAGCCAGTGTAAGGCATACCCATACCCACAGACTCAGCATGTTTGACGGCAGCAGTAAACTCATCCATCAACGCTTGGCTAATGTTGTTGGCAGAGACTACACGACCGGACTCCAAGAGAACCTCAAAGCCAATCACTTTACCTTCATTAGCCAGACCCGGAGTACCCCAATTGAGTCCAACGATGACACCATCAGCTTCATTCTCAGGCTTCATCTTCCACCAGCCAGACTTCTTCCCGCGCTTGTAGACTTCCAGCGGGTCTTTGACGACCAGACCTTCATGACCATCGGCACGGGCTTTCTCGTAGAGTTCCTGAAGTTCTACCATATCGTAGACTTCTTTGGCCTCAGATAGTTCCCAAGTGATTTCCGGGAAGTGTTCGCTAAGAACCGGAATGAGGGAACGCACATGCTCTTGCATCAGGAGGGACATAACGCCGTACTCTTTGCCTTCTACCATATCGTGATACGGCATAGCGGCATACAGGACAACCTTAAGTTTCTTAGGGTCTAAGCAGAAGTCTACTTTACTCCCCTTGAGAGGCTCTACTCCACCAATATCAAATCCACAGTTTGTCTTCTTGAGCCACTTGGTTCTCAGTAGGCCAGACCCTGTGTTGAAGTCTACGCCTTTGACCATCAGTTCACCATCCAGCATGAAGCCATCAGGGAAAATCCAGCGGTCATCTTTGAGAACATTAGCCCAGCGTTGGTCGAACCCATTAAGGTGCTCAAGCGCGGGGATGGTCTTAGAGACACGGGACAGCCACAGGCAGTCAGCCGTATTATCAACCACGATGTTACCACGCACACCATCATGCTTAGTGTCAGCAATCAGGTAGCCAGCTTTGTCGAGTGCTTTCTTAATGGCAGACTCAACGTAGGATACAGCTTTAAAAGGGTTAGTCTTGAATGTGATTTCCATGATGGAACTCCTATTGTTGGTTATTAAGTAATCAAAAGTTAATCACAAAGGCCACCATTAAGATGACCTTTAGTTTAACTCTTTCGCAATAGTGAGTCGTATTACTTCCAGTGCTTCAGGTCACTGTGAACCTTACGGAGCCATTCAGTCTGTGCATTACAGCGAACGTCTTCGTCTGACTGTTCGAAACACTTAGCGGTCAGCATTAAGCCATTCCGCAAGGTCACTCGAAGTGTCTCTCCGGCTACCACCCGACGCTGTGCGAAGTCCTCATAGCGATAAGTCTCAACGACCACATTTGCATCGTGGTCTTCTTTAAGTCTAGCGATGGCATCCTTGAATGCTATTAAGTTACCACTGTATAAGCGACCCATTAGAGTGCCTCCTTCCAATTACGTTTCTCAGCGTTGCCACGTTGTGTCTTGTGGCGTTTCTTCATGCGGTCTTTACGTTCCTGCCATTCAGCACCGTGTTCATTGATTACGTTGTTGCGCTTAGTGGTTGGTTCAAAGTTGGTACGCATAATGTTATTTCCTTCTGTGTAGTTAATGACAGTTAATCATGAAGGCCACCATGTAGATGACCTTGAGTTTAACTTTCAGTGTTTCCCATTAGTGAGTCGTATTGTCTGCGACCTTACGTGCAATCTCAATGCGACCAGCTACGTCTTTCTTATAATAGGTGAACTCTTTGCGCTCACCATCAGTGCACGTCTGTGTCAGCAGATAGCGGTCCGACTGTTCTTTCCAGTGTAAACACGTAACCTCTTTGCCACAAGACCCTATGCCTAGCTTGAACTCAGTGCGCTTCCATCCAGCATCCGGGATGTGAGCAGTAAACTTGATAGACGTGATGTCACTGTGAGTGTACTCACGGATGGTACTCTTTGCCTCTTTAAGTTCCTTGCGGTACTCCACTGCCTCAGCGCGTAGACGCTCAATGAGTTCTCGTTGGTTCGACATGTCATATTGTTGTTCGAACTCTAAGGTACGGATTCGACCAGCTAGTTCCTGCTTATCTCGCCATCCATCTTCAAGTCTCTCTTTGAGTGCATGAGAGTTCTTCTCTTCTTTGATTAGCTTAGTGAGAAATACCTTTGAACGATTATAGTATGTTGCTGCAAGAATGGTTGATACGAGAGCGCCTACTGAAGTGATTAAAGTAAACATGATTGTGTTTCCTCTTAAAGTTAGAACTTAAAGTATCTTAAAGTTTAGGAAGCCCGAAGGCTCCCAATAGTGAGTCGTATTAGATTCCGTTAGGCAAACGCAAAGTCTGACTTAAGGATTTCTTGCAGGTCCAGAGAACCTTTAGCTGGCATCTCAGGCATCTTGTCAAGCTGTGATTCGTGCAACTGGTCAGCAAATTGCTCATAGAAGTCTGCTAGTACATCGTTCTCTTCATAGGTGTTCACCATCGTTTCACGCACTGCTTTAAACAGGTTGCCAGCATCAGCAGGGATAGTACCAAAGGAGTCGTGAATCAGTGCGAACGATTCCACACCGTAGACCTCGTTGGAGCGAACCACGGTCATGCGCAGGTGGCTACCATCCATTGAGTGAACAAAGTTAGGTGCGATACCTGACTCCTGTTTACGAGCATCAATCCCGCTATCCTTGTTGGTGTTCACGGTAGGCTGTAGACGAATCTGGCCTAAGAACATCAGGTTCAAGCGGGTCTGTACTGGCTTCTTGTATTCCTGCCAGACCGGGAAGCCATCAGGAGTAACCCAATGTACCGCACAGCGCTTACGGAGAACCTCTTTGGTCTTCTTGTCCTTGACTTCAGCAGCTAGAAGTTTAGCCGCAGACTTCAGCCAGTTCATTGCTTCAACCGCTGCGACCACTGTCACCGTTACCGCGTTCCAAATCAGTTTAGCCATGTAGCCAGCCGCTTGGTTCGGTTGAGTGAACATCAAGCCCTTGCCATCGTCGATAGCTGGCTGAATGGTATCCTCTAGCACTTGGTCACGGAAGCCGTACTCTTTGGAACCATACGCCAAGGTCATAACGGAACGCTTAGTCACCTTACGAGTAACACCGTATGCTAACCATTGACCAGCCAGTTCCTTAGTTCCCAGCTTGAGCTTCTCAGTGATTTCTCCGGTGTCCTTATTGGTCACGGTCTCTACTTCGTTGTCGGTCCCGTTGATAACATCTTGGTTCAGTATTTCGTTCACACGTTCCGCAACGATGCGGTAGATGTCCTGTACTTCCTTGCTCGGCAGCAGGTTAACCGCACGACCACCAATCTCATCACGGAGCATCGCGGAGAAGTGCTGAATACCGGAGCAGCTACCATCGAACGCCAGCGGAAGAGAGCAGTTGTAGTTCATCCCGTGGTGTTGCACACCTGCATACTCGAAGCAGAACGCGAGGAAGCAGAACGGAGAGTCTTGCTCGGCCCACCAAGTGTTAGCAATCGGGTCAGCAGCTACGCTCATGATGTTCTCATGGTTGTCATCAATGAACTTGATGCGTTCTGCAAAGTCCACCTTGTCCACGCCAGCAGTGTTAGCACCGTGAATCTTCAGCCAGTAGTACCCATCGACACCGATTGGTTTACCTTTAGCGAGCGTCAGCAAGCCTTTGGTCATGTCGTTGCCTTGCGGGTTAAACATCGGCACAGCATACACACGACCGCGCCAGTCCATGTTCATTGGGAACCAGATAGCTTTGAACTGTGCGAACTTATTGGCCTGACCTAACATGAACTCCATGCTCATGCGGCGTGACACTCGTGCCTTCTCTTTGCGGTAGATTGCGGAGGCCGCTTTCTTCCACGCTTTGAGAGATGCCTCGTTCGTGTCGATGTCTTCAGGTTTGACAGGCAGTTCACCACGTTCCAGAGCAGGAACATCTTCAACCGGGCAATGCTTCCAGTTCACAATCTCGTTGACCACTGCCAGAACCTTCTTGTTAATCTTCCAAGGAGTATTCTGTGCGATGTTCACGGCCTTGTAAACTTCAGGCATGTACACATCGTTGTAACGCTCAAGTCCCTTCTTGGAACCAGTACGAACCAGAGAGAGAGGCTTGCGACCAGCAGCCCAATAGCCACCACCAACCGGAGAAGTCCAAGGCTTCGGAGGGACCACGCAAGGCTGATACATCGGAGCGATTGCAGCCAGTGCACCAGCACGTTTAGACAGCAGGTCTACATATTGTTCGGTCAGTTGGATGTACTCGCCATCCTTCTCAACGTTACCAGCGAACGGGCGGTGTAACTCAACGAGACCAGTAGACCCGATGAGCAGTTCCAACATGCGCACACCAACGTGAATTGATTCTTCAGGTGTCCATGTAGTCCACTTGGTTTGCAGTTGACCAGCATCAAGCATCTTGCCCTCTACGGCTTGCATGAATGCTTTCTTGTAGACGATACCAACGCGCTTGTTCAGTGCCTCCTGTACGTGGTTCTTAAAGTGCTTCGCTTCTTCGTCACGGATGCGACCAAAACGCAGTTCATCCTCAATACTGCGACCAATCTTAGTGGCGACCGATTGCAGGTTGGTGAACTCTTCTTTCGTCAAGCAAGCGAGTGTGACCTTCAGTGTGATGAAAGCTGCCGCTTCAGGTGCAACCTTCTGTACCAGATTGTAGGCTACTGGACGCTTGCCACGCTTCGCTTCCACCTCGGTGAACCAAGTGTTCCACGCTTCGATAAACTTCGGTGCGAGAGATGACAGGAGCGGTTTAGCCACTGCGTTATCACCGAACTCACCCGCTTTGATTTGACGTTCCATTGCCTTAAGAAAACGCTTCTCACCCTCAGTGTGCGCTTCGTGCTCAAGCTGTAACTGCGTAGCTGCAAGCTGTGCGCCGTAATGGTCAGCCAGAATGTTGTATGGCATGATTGCGTTAGCGATGTCAGAGAAGTCGTTCTTTGGTGCGTTGATTACGTTAGTCATTGTTGCCTCACGTTGTTAAGAAAGTTTATCTATAAAGGCCAGCAGTCAGTGCCGACCTTGAAGATACACCTTATCAGCCTTGCAGTTGTGCGTCAAGTAACTTGTCAATGTTCAGAGGCAGACCCGCTTGGATTGCTAGGCGGTCCCCTAGTTGCCACTTGAGGCCGTTCACTTGTTCAACCTTGCGGAACGTTGCGTTACCATTATGCAACCATGCGTAATGCCATGCAGACCCCATGAACATCTCAGCACGGCGTTCATTTCGGTCAATAGCTCTACGCTCAAGCCGCCCTTTGACAAACTGGTGCATTCCTTCCGCTGCATGTTTAGCACGTAACTTACGGTTACGCTTGCGGCGTTTCATTGCGGCCTTGCGGTTAACCTGAAAGGAGCCGTTAGGGTCACACTTGGCCTTGCGGTTGCGGCAACGTTCAATCATGCGTTCTTGCGCTACAGCCTCGACCTCAGCCAGCAGTGCTTCAGGGTCCAGAGGGAAACCGTCCTCACGTTCACGGTCATGTGAGAAACTAACCGGGTCAGTGATGTATGGTGTGCCCTCTTCAGAGAACATAATGTTCCCACTGTGCATGTCGAAAGATGCAATCCCTTTGAAGAACTCACGAATCATTTTGCAGGTCTCGATGAACTCGTAGTCACCCGGTGCAAAGTCGCTTGCGTCATGGCAATCCGACTCCACAAAGTAACGTGCGAGGTCAGCGTATACCTCATGGTCATAATTATCGCGGTCACATGCTACCAGCTTGTCAAGAACAACCGTATAACAACCTGCATGACGTGCTACGTGATAGACGTTAGGGATACCCGCTCTACCTTGGTGCATCCTACAGAATGCAGTGTATGCAGCGCCTGAATCCTCTTTCTTAAAGCCAACCTTGATAACTCGACCCGGTAACATTTCGTGCGAGTAGGCCGCACTGAAGTGACCATTGCCTAACATGTGGAAACCTGCATCACGCATGAGTGCGCCCAAGGTGTGCCACCAGTCCTGATACTCCAAGCCGTTCGAGCCATCGGTGTCGTTACCATCACACGTTTCACCGTTCACGATGTCAGCAGCCAGTGCAACCAGAAGAGGCTGGCGCTCGTCCAGTTCGCTAATCGGGAGAGACTTGATGATTGCCAGACGTGCCTGAATGTCGGTGTAGTTCATTAGATTGTGTCCTTTAAGAGAGAAGATTGTGAGAGTGTTATTTCATGAAGATAATACAGAGCGTAGGCCACACAACGAAGACCATGTAGAAGCCGACATTGCGTTTAATGTGTTGCAACATAGAAGATACCAACCTTGTTAGCCTTAAAGCGCCCGTTGCGTTCACGGACTGTGAATCGTGGTAGAAAGCCATACTTCAGGTGCGAGAAGTTAGCTTTGTGTATAACCAGACCACGCTTGAAGTCTCTCAGGAAGTACGCCCCAATCAGAGCGTACATTGTGATTACAAAGAGTGCGACCATGTTATGCTACCTGCCAGTATTTGCCGAACTCGTCAACCGTGAAGCAGCCTTGGATTGGTGCACCTTTAGGGATGCGCTGGAAGCTACCGTGCAGACGTTCAGCTTTGTACCCGTCGATGCCTTTAGCGTACACTAATCCAGCCGTGTGAGTCTGTGACTTATAGACCAGTACGCAATCTTGTTCCCACTCATTACATGCCAGACGTGCGACATTGAGAACCTGTGCCTTGTCTTTACAACGTACACGGATTGTTTTCTCTTCAGTTGGTGCACTTGAGATGGCTTCGCGGTAACAGCCAGTTAAATCGGTAGACTCAACGCTACCATAAAGACCCGGTGCGTTGCGCAGGTTGTTAACCATGTGGCGGTGGCGACTCATGTTGACCTCATCGTCGAGGTTAGAACGGAATGCGCTTACCAGTACATAGAAAACGTTAGCTTGCTCTTTAGTGTGAATCATGATGATTGCCTCGATGTTGGTTACAGTGATTATCATAAAGGCTTCTCTTTCGAGTCACCTTGAGTTAATCGCTAGTGCCGCCATCTCAAGAGTGCTATTGTCCAAATTGTTAAAGAGCTTTAAGTGCAGGTTTGTTAGCACCGAGTCCCTTTCAGTGTGGGACTTCACAAGAACGTTATGTATGTTTCCGGTACAGCTTACAGTTTTTAAAGGAGACTGTCAACCTGTTATTCTTTTATGCGATGAGTGACCGAATTCGACTCACGGCTAGTGCCTTATCCTTGGCGGGTCACGGGCAGGTTTCTCGGTTCCTATCCCTACACCCTTACTGCATGTCGTACATCTTACATCTTGTTGTTGCTACTTGTCAACTACTTTTGTTTCTCACCGTGACACCTCATGTTGTTTCAGAGGGCGACCAGTTGTTGACGACTGCTATACTACGTTATTGCTTTCGTTGAGTCAACTACTTTCGTATGTCTGGTTGATGACTACTTGAGACCCTTCAGCTTTACTAGATAACTCGTGGTCTTGTCTAGTAGTTGGTAGCGTTGTGTCTCTCAACGGTTGCTATAGTCTCATAAGCTATTATCAATGTCAACCCTCAATCTTAAAGAATCTCAAAGTCTCTTTAAGTGGTCTTATAGTCTCTTATAGTAGACATAAAGAGAGAATGACCATTAGCAGTATTTCTCTCAATAGTGAGTCGCATTAAAGGCTATTGACTATCAGCCACCTTTAAGGCACTATAGGCACTCAGTCGATTCTACTTGTCTCTCTCATTACTCAGAGACTGATAAAGAGAGTAAGATAGTGATTCCCCTTTGGACGAAGCCTATTGTCACTGAAAACATAAGCA